ATGGCAATTTATGATGATGTAAAGATCACTATCAATCTTAATGAGTTGGTAGAGATCAGAGCGAAACTTATTTCTCAATACGAGGACTATTCAGAAAAGGTAAACAAGGGTGAGTACTTAGACGGTGGTGACATTGATCGCATTGCAACTAAGTTAAGAGAAACCTTAACATGGGATACTCTTTATCAGATGATAGATGATTCTATCTTAGAATACTTGGGTATAAAAGAAACTCATTATGGTGAGATTCAACCTGAACCTGGTCGTGAAAAAATGTTGAATGAGATTGAAAAGAATAGAAAAGAATTTGAAATGGTAGATCTGGTATCACCAGCATGGACTATTCAAGTACCTAGGAGGAAGAAATGAAATTAACACAAGAAGTTATTGATAAGATTCAGGAAGCTATGCTTCACACCAAGATGAATGGTGATATGAACTGGTTAGATGGTGATGAAATTGATGTATGTTTAGGAGGAACCTTTGCAGGTGACAAGTTTATAAGTATTATCAATAGAACACGCAGCAACACGACAAAGAAAAATGACAACACCACTTCAACCTAGGGAAGAATTACTAAAACAAATAAAAGAAAAATGTTATCGTAAAGGTGAGTTTACTCTTTCGTCAGGTAAGAAGTCTGAGCATTATGTCAATTGTAAACCTGTCACATTAAGTGGGCGTGGGTTGACTCTTGCTGCTATGATGTTCTTAGAAAAGGTTGAGACTCCTGTAGTGGCAGGTCTTACTCTTGGTGCTGATCCTTTAGTGTCTGCTGTAGCAGTTTGTTCTGCAACTTTGCATAATACTGGTCAATGCCACACATGTATCTATTTCCAAGAAACTCATTTGATTGAATTGCAAAGAAGAGATCCAATACTAATAGATGCTCTGATAGTTCGGAAAGAACCTAAGGGGCATGGTACAGGTGCTTGGATTGAGGGACCAGAGTATCCAAAAGGAACTAAGGTAACTGTATTAGAGGATGTAACTACCACAGGTGGATCTGCTATTAAAGCAGTAGAGAAACTTCGTGATGCTGGTTATATCGTTGAGCGTGTTGTAACTATCGTAGACAGGCAGGAAGGTGCTACTGAAGCGATGAAAGATGCAGACCTTGAATTGCATAGTTTATTTACTATTGAAGACCTAGTATGAAAGTAGCAATTATCACAGACCAGCACTTCGGTATGAGGAAGGGTAACAGGTTGTTTCACAATTATTTCCAGAAGTTTTATGAAGACATCTTTTTCCCCACTTTGGAAAGGGAGGGCATTACGACCCTCATCGATATGGGGGATACTTTTGATAATCGTAGGACGATTGATCTATGGTCTTTGGAATGGGCTAAAAAGAATTACTTTGATCGTCTCCGTGATATGGGGATTACTGTCTACACTATTGTGGGTAATCATACTGCCTATTACAAAAACAATAACTCAGTTAATTCAATTGAGCTATTACTACGAGAGTATTCTAATATGGTTCTTGTTAGAGATCATGCGGAATATACAATCGGTGACACAAAATGTCTTTTCTTAGGATGGATGAATGATGAAAATAAAGGAAAGATAAAAAGAAAAATTAAGTCATGTAAGTCTAAGGTTTGTTTTGGTCATTTAGAACTTAATGGTTATCAAGTGTATGCAGGGTTTACACAAGAGCATGGTGCTAGTGGAGATAAAGATATCTTTGATAAGTTTGATAGAGTATATACAGGACACTATCATACAAGATCTAATGATGGTCGAGTTTATTACTTAGGTAATCCTTATGAGATGTTTTGGAATGACTGTGAGGATAAGCGTGGGTTTACTATCTGGGATAGTGATACCTTAGAGCATACTCCTGTAGATAATCCACATAGGATGTTCTATAAAATCTATTATAATGATACTCCTTATCAAACTTTTAATTCTACAGAATATGAAGGTAAGATTGTAAAAGTTATAGTTCAAAAAAGAACTAAACCAAAAGACTTTGAAAAATTTATCGATAAACTTCATGCTGTAGGTGTTGAAGATTTAAAAGTTATAGAAAGTGCTGATTGGAATCATGGTTATATTCATGGAGAAAACTTTGAAGCAGAAGAGGATGAGAATACTCTTGCTTTGTTAAATAGATTTATAGATGAATCGGAAATTACTCTTGACAAGGATAGGGTTAAAGAACTTATGGGGGGATTGTATACACAAGCTTGTGAGGTGGAGTAATGTGGTTACTCACTGAAGAAGGTAAGCGTGAGGGTGCTTATGCTGTCAAAGATATTGCTAATGATAAAGTTCTTTTTTTATTTGAACAAGAAGATGATGCTGAAAGATATAGGATGCAATTAGAAGATAATGATCAAGTTGATATGGAGATTGTTGAAGTGGATGAAGAGGTTGCAATAAAGGCGTGTGACATGTATAATTATAAGTATGCTATAATAACATCGAACGATTTCGTGATTCCACCCCTACAAGATGATACTGTTCAAAAAGATTAGATGGAAAAATTTTCTGTCTACTGGAGATAGATGGACAGAAATTGAATTGGATAAAGAAGGTACTACTCTGATAGTTGGTACTAATGGTACAGGTAAATCAACAGTGTTAGATGCACTGTGTTTTGTGCTGTTTAATAAACCTTATCGTAAGATCACAAAATCACAGTTAGTTAATACTACTAATGAGAAAGGTGCTGTTGTAGAGATTGAGTTTACTGTTGGTATTAGAAATTATTTGGTAAGACGAGGTATTAAACCAAACATGTTCGACATTGAAATTGATGGTCGAATGCGTAACAAAGAAGCTGATGATAGAGTCAATCAAAAAGTATTGGAAGATCAGATTTTAAAGTTAAATTTTAAATCATTTACTCAGATTGTAATACTTGGTAGTAGTAACTTCGTACCATTCATGCAATTGAGTGGTCCTAATAGAAGAGAAGTGATTGAGGATTTACTTGATATTAAAATATTCTCTGCTATGAATAATCTTCTTAAAGAAAAACTTCGTGAAAATAAAGATACTGTAAGAACATTAGAATTGAAGAAAAGTAACCTTAATGATAAGGTTAAAATGCAAGAAGAATTTATAGAAGAGTTGGATAAAAGAGGTAAGGAAAATATTAGAGATAAAGAAAAAAAAGTTAATATTATTACATTAGAAATTGATGAATTGTTAAAGAAAAATGAAATCTTAAATACTTCTTTAAATAGCATTCAAACACAATTAAAAACTGTTGAAGATTCTCCAGAACGCTTGCAAAAACTAGGTTCTTTGAAACAAAAGATATCAAATAAAGTATCAAGGATTACAAAAGAACATAAGTTTTTCACAGACAATACAGTATGCCCAACTTGCAGCCAAGATATAGAAGAATCGTTTCGGTTAAATAGAATTGATGACGCTCAATTTAGGGCAAAGGAACTCAGAGATGGCTATCAAAAGCTTGAGGAGTCGATAAACGAAGAAACGGTTAGAGAGCGTCACTTCACCAAACTTACCAAGGAGATTACTGACTTAACTTATGGCATTTCTCAGAACAGTGTTCAGGTTAATGGACTTCAGCGACAGACAGGAGATTTACAACAGGAAATTCAAACTATTACCGACAAACTTGCAAATAGAAATACTGAACATGAGGAATTAGAAAAGTTTAAGAAAGAACTCAACAAAGTATTTGGCAACCTTGCTAAAGAGAAAGAGAAAATAAATTATAGCGATTGTGCTTATTCACTGCTTAAGGATGGTGGTGTTAAAGGTAGAATAATAAAAAAATATTTACCTCTAATTAATGAGCAGGTAAATCGTTATCTTCAGATGATGGATTTTTATATAAATTTCTATCTTGATGAGGAGTTTAATGAAACTATTCAGAATCCTATACATGATAGGTTCTCTTATTCTTCTTTCTCCGAAGGAGAGAAGATGAGAATTGATCTTGCTCTTTTATTTACTTGGCGAGAAGTTGCTAGGTTTAAAAACTCTGCCAATACCAATCTTCTTATTATGGATGAAGTATTTGATTCATCCTTAGATGGTTTTGGTACAGATGAGTTTATTAAGATTATTAAGTATGTTGTCAAAGATGCTAATGTATTTGTAATATCACATAAGGCAGATATGTTAGATAAGTTTAATACTGTAATAGAATTTACTAAGAAGGGTGGATTCTCATATTGTACTAAGAGTGATGCAGACAGTAAATAAAGTGTCCACTAGGGTGTTTCCAGCACCCTTTTTATTTGTATAATAGATTTATTGAAAACAAATTATTATGAGTAGACCTCAAGGCGTTATGCTATCCCCGACCATTGACTACCTTTCAATGGATGATGATCAAGGACCAGTTGGTGTTATGATTTTTCGTGGCACTGCTACACAACCAGCACAGGTTGCATCAATAGAAGATCGTGATGACTTCCGTGCTGCTTACGATCAGTTTAAGACTTATGAAAACTATGTCTAATACAGTAGTTATTCATGAACGACATCCATATCGTTTCGTGCAGAAGGGTCTTTTAGAGATCAACGGTAAACCTGATTGTCGCATTCAAAAGTTTGACGAGTACCGTCACATGTACAAAGATATGTACTACTGCGATAATGCAATGCAATTTGGTATTGCTATGGAGGATTTAGAGTATACCAAATGGCTAGATCCTGCTGGTGTTCCATGTTATAGAAAAAATGACTAATTCATGGAGCTTACTTTATCACACAATCAACGGAACATTAGACGAGGTATTTCCAATTATGGGATCAGAAAATGAAAAAGACTATGTGGTCGGACTTAGCACAGAGTCTCACGGACAGTGGGCTGAGTTCGACATGTCCGATGCCAAAATCACAATCGACACATCCAACTTCAAGGAGAAAGCGGAAATCGAAAAACCGCCAGTTCATTATAAGTATAATGAAGAAAAAATCCTAGAGAAAATCAAGGAGTATATTGGAAGAACATATAGTTCTCATTATGCTTATAACGATAAGGTACAGACACTAGATCTTATTGAAGCAGTCGGAGATGCATCTGCATTTTGTCGTAGTAACATACTTAAGTATGCATCACGCTATGACAAGAAAGGCACTACAAGACTTGACATTCAGAAGATAATACACTATGCTGTACTTCTATACCACTTTGAAGGATTAGACAAGGACTCTACTAATGGATATGAAACTTTCTGAAAAAACAATTAGCCTCTTGGAGAATTTCTCCTCAATCAATCAATCCATTCTAGTTAAGAAGGGTTCTAAACTTCGCACTATTTCTGTGATGAAGAATATCCTTGCTGAAGCAGAAGTGGATGAGAACTTTGAGAGAGACTTTGGGATCTATGATCTGCCTCAGTTCTTGAATGGAGTTAATCTTATGAGAGATCCAGATTTGGATCTTAGGAATGAGACTTATATGATTATCCGTGAGGGCAAGTCAACTAAGGTTAAGTTTGCTTTCGCAGATCCTGAGTGTATAGTTACTCCACCTGAGAAAAATATTAAACTTACATCAAATGATGTTAAATTTATTTTAGATGATGTTCAACTTTCTAAGTTACTCAAAGCATCATCTGTATATCAGTTACCTGATTTATCAGCAGTAGGTGATGGTAAAGAAATTACTTTGGTAGTTTCTGATCGTAAGAATGATAACTCTAATGAGTTTTCTCTTAAGGTTGGTAAGACAGAACAAACCTTTGAGTTTAACTTTAAGATTGAGAATATTAAGTTGATTCCTGGATCTTATGATGTGGTTATTTCAAAGCAGAATCTTGCTAAATTTACTAATAGTAATTACAACTTAGATTACTTTATAGCACTGGAACCTGATTCAACCTATGAATAAGATAATTAATGTTTGGAAATATGCATTGGGTTCATTCTCAGATGAGAAAACTAAACCCTACGACAATCACATTGTTATCATACGCAGTATTATTTTCTTTTCTTATCTCATTACTAACTGTTTTATTACTGCTGGTGTGATTCGTCATTGGGATGATAATAAACCATCCCCACGGATAATACCAGTATCATCTGTGATTAATTATGAAGCGTGATTTTCTTTGGGTTGAAAAGTATCGACCCAAAACTATTGAAGAGTGTATTCTTCCTGACAATATTAAGAAAACCTTTAATGATTTTCTTAAGCAAGGAGAAATTCCTAATCTTCTCTTAACAGGACCAGCAGGTGTAGGTAAGACTACAGTTGCTAAGGCACTCTGCGAACAGTTAGAATGTGATTATATTTTAATCAATGGTTCTGATGAAGGTAGGTTCCTTGACACAGTTAGAGGACAAGCAAAGAACTTTGCTTCTACTATGTCTTTGACTGCTTCATCTAATCATAAGGTTATTATTATTGACGAGGCAGACAACACAACACATGATGTTCAGTTGTTGTTGAGGAGTAACATTGAAGCATTCCATAAGAACTGTAGGTTCATCTTCACCTGCAATTATAAGAATAAAATTATCGAACCTCTACATTCTAGATGTTCTGTAGTTGAGTTTAGTATCAAGGGTAAAGAGAAGGCAGAGATACAAGTCTCATTCTTTGAGAGATTGGTCTCCATCTTAGACAAGGAAGGATGCAAAGCTGATAAGAAGGTATTATTACAACTTATCAATAAACATTTTCCAGATTACAGAAGAGTCCTTAATGAATGTCAAAGATATTCTGTCGGAGGATCTATAGATAGTGCTATCCTTGCTAGTTTTTCAGATGTCAAAGTTGATGACCTCATTAAAACGCTTGCTAAGAAAGACTTTCCTGGAGTCAGGAAGTGGGTTAATGATAATTTGGATAATGATCCTGCTGTACTTCTTCGCCGTCTTTATGATGGTCTTTATCAAACCCTTGACGGTCCTAGCATTGCTGCTGCTGTGCTCATTATTGCTAAGTATCAGTATCAGATCGCTTTTGTGGCCGACCAAGAAATAAATATGTTAGCATGTTTAACTGAGATTATGGTGGAGTGTGAATTCAAATGAAAAGGTGTCCCTCCTGTGAGAGAGTTCTTTCATTAGATTCGTTTGGTAAAAATAGATCTAAAAGAGATAAGTTGGGTGTAAATTGCAAAGAATGTGAAAGAAACAATTCTAAATTACTTAAAGAACTAAGAAAAAAATATCCAAATCCCCAAAAATGTCAGTGTTGTGGGAGAATTGATAGGAGAATGATTTTAGACCACGATCATAAAACAAAAAAGTTTAGGGGATGGTTATGTGGTCACTGCAATACTGCCATAGGATTTATGGATGACGATGTATTGCAATTGAAAAAAGCAATTCTGTATTTGGAAGGAGTGTGAATTCAAATGATAGAACTTCCAAAGTATCCAGGATATTATATTACAGAAGAGGGTGATGCATATCGTAAACCAGTAAAA